AGCAATAACATATTCTGATCATCTTCATCACAACGCAGGACCGCAGCCGCCTCGGCTGTGGTCAAAATATGATCACCGGCTCCAATCTCTAAAACGGATCCAGAGACATCATAGAGCAAATTCTGCTGGACAGCTCCAGTCCCAGTGACCAGGATTCCCAGAGGTCCCTCCGTGTCAGTCTCAGCTGCAGTGAGCTGATAGCTATACCATCCGGATCCGATCTCAGCCTTAACACCGGTCCCAGCTGCGAATGGTTCTCCATTTTTGGAAATCTCCACTATAAAAGTGATCCCCAGTCCAAGTACTTCATCTCCATTTGTATCCACCATCACGAAGGATATCAATTGCTCTTGACCGAGTTGTAATGTCATTTCACCACCACCATTCCCTTAAATATTCCTGAATGGTTACGCCGGCCTTGACCTCCAGGTATTAATTCAACTAGATCGGCCAGATGAACATGAAAGGCATCCTGAATATCCAGAATATTATGCTGGACCAGATCCAAATTATTAGCTCCGTGAGCATGAGACGCATCCGCGATTGTCAGAACCACTCCACCTGGAGCATGATAGGTCAGGACTGGACTATCTGCCAGATGATCATGAGCTCCATCCTGGATCGTCAAAATATTATGCTGGGTAAGATCCAGACCATCAGCTCCGTGAGCATGAGACGCATCCGCGATCGTGAGCTGGAATGTTGGCACATGAGCGGTCAGGATCAGATTATCAGCTCCGTGGGTATGAGCTGCATCCTGGATCGATAGAATATTATGCTGGACCAGATCCAGACTATCAGCTCCGTGAGCATGAGACGCATCCGCGATTGTCAGGACCACTCCACCTGGAGCATGATAGGTCAGGACTGGACTATCTGCCAGATGATCATGAGTTCCATCCTGGATCTCCAGGATATTATGCTGGCCTAGATCCAGATTATCGGCTCCGTGGGTATGAGCTGCATCTTGGATCGAAAGAATATTATGCTGTGTTAGAGCCAAACTATCAGATGTATGAGCGTGGCTGGCGTTGTCAATTACCAAATCATAATGAGATGCATGATAAGTAAGCGTTACATTATCAGCGGTATGAGCATTTGAGGCATTAGCAATGGACAGAACATTGTGTTGTACTAATGCCAGACCTCCAGCAATATGCCCATGAGAAGCATTATCAATTACCAAGTCATAATGTGCCGCATGGTAAGTTAAAACTAAACCATCGGCTGTATGTCCATGTGACGCATCTTGAATAACGAGTGCTGTAGATGGAACATGATAAGTTAGAACAATGCCTCCATCTGCAGTATGCCCATGAGTTCCAGAGGCAATCGCCAAGATATTATGTTGTACTAAAGCAATGCTATCCGCTGTGTGTGTGTGTGAGGCGTTGATAATTGCTAGAATATTGTGCTGAGTAAAAGCTATTCCATCAGCGGTATGAGCATGGGAGGCATTTTGAATGACAAGTAGCGTGCCTGAAGCATCTGGACAGGTTATCCATATTTCATAAACCATCACGGTCTCGCCTGAACCTGCCGTATGTCTGATTACATGGGCTCTAAGGGCGGTATAGTTTGTGATGGCATCGGCTTGTGCGGTTGTCAATGTATATTGATAATTAGTGATGGTATCCCTGCTAATGCTTACCCCAGTTGCTAATGATGCTATCTGTGTAGTACCTTGGTATAGGGCAAAAGAAACTTTTTCAGCTTGTCCTGAGCCACTTGCTTTACAACGGAATGTAATTATGTGGTCAATAGAGGATTCTGGATCTGTCAGGCTAGACAGACCCAAAATCATCGTGCCACCAGTATTACCCATGTTGTCATAAGTGGTATCTGTTTGGTCTGACGTATCGGCGTGCAACGAGACAGAACTATAAGTCCAATTGTCAGACTGAACAGTTGAATTAGGACGAGCGGTTTGGCTCATGGTTTCACCCTAAAGTGAAGCCTAAGTTGGTTGTGGAATTTTACAGATGTCAAAGCTAGGAAAATCTACAGTTCCACCTGATGTAAGGGTCTGCAAAGTACAAGTGGTCACATAAAGCAACCGTGTTGCATCACAGAGAGCAATATAAATCGCATCTCCTGTGGTATCAATGGGAACGGCTGATTTTGCACTAACTGTTAGCTTACGCCCTCCACCATCGGCAGCGGGAGTAAAATCTGTACCAGACATTGCTACATCTGCCAATTTGTAGGTTGTAATAGCCTCTGTACGGGTGGTAGGTTCTGCATTGCAAGCAGTCATAATGTTGCAGTTTGCATCTATAACCCCTCCGCATCCGTCCAAAACATCAGAATGAGCACTTTTAGCCATAATCGTCTCCTATCTTGAGATCCGAATCCTGGATCTCTAGCTTATAATGTTTTTTTGCTGGGTGGATTTTCCGATACCAGGTCCGGATCAGATCTCCCAGTTTAACGCGTAAATTCCAGATCCATCGTTTCATTATTTTCTCCATAGAAACATAGACCGAATAATTTTCGGCCTCCATCGGCTAATTTTCAGAGGGGAGCTGAGATCGCTCCCCTTTTCATCGATCATCCTGGCCAGATATTATCCTAACAGGATCGCAATGGCCTCTGACTTGACCGCCTTCACGCCCCAGGCCAGCCCGACTTCGAAAGCCACCTGGCGATATTGGCGATACAGTGCTACCTGGAAGCTGAGCCCAGATAGCGGATCGGTGATCACGGTCACATCATCGGCCGCATCCCCGCCTTCTGGCATCAATGGTACTCTTGCCATCAAGGCGATCGCCGATCGGCTGAATGCTAGGTTAGCAGCATAGGCTGCTCCAATCGCCACGGGGTCGTTATTCACCCATGCCACCTGGTTACCAGGTGCAGCCAGCACGATATCCTGATCACCACCGCCGGTTTGTCCAGTTGCAATGACATACTTATTGGTATCCCGCCCGGTCTTGGTATTAGTCAGGATATCTCCGGCTACCATCGTGCCGGTACCTGTATCAACATGAATTGTGGTCGATCCCTTGGCATAACCTGCCGTCAGGTCCACCAGATATCCTGAACCTGTTCCGATGGTATGGGTCTTCACCTGGGCGCTTTCCCGAATGGCAAAACTATGAATATCGAGCAAGGTGCCCCGGCGCAGCAATGAATCGTCTCCCGCTTCATTGGCTTTAGTAAGCTGAGCCAAGGTGCGCAGTTTTGCCCCTGCCGTGGTGTTGATCACCATCTGCAGATCGCCGGTTGGTGCCCCATTATCCTTTAGAATCTTGAGTACATTGGCTGGATCGCTCAGATCCGAGGCAAATGGCGGTGTGCCGGCTGTGCCATAAGCCCGGCTGGCATAAATATATAATGCCGCCAGGTCTGCCTCCACCTCATTCACCAGCGTGCGCATTGCCTGCGCAAACTGGTCTACCAGGATCTGGTTATATAGCCCACCCAGGCTTTTCTGTTCCTCGCCGTTCCAGCCAAAAACAGAAGATCGACTCTTGCTGATCGTCATGGTTTTGGGTGCGATGGTTTGATCGGTTGGGGTAGGTCCGGTGGTTGCCGGGGTGACGTTCCCTGCGCTTGCCGCTGGTGTGACAGGCCAGCCGATGGTTTGATCCTTGGCTACCTGTTCGCCTGATGCATCCATTGTTACCGCCGGAATGAACCCGGTCAGTTCACGCAAGATATTATCCAGCGATTTATAAATGGTTGGAATTAATCCGGTTAAAGTGTTTGCCATTTTAGGTTCTCCTTGATTTTAGAATTCGGATCATTGCTTTTTAGGAGGACTTTTCAGTCCTCTACAGTACCGCCTGATTTGATGAACTTGGCCCGATTGACCAGGCTCAGTTCATTGTATTTCTGGCGTTTGATCACCGTAGGTTGTCCGCCCTCGATGATTTCTACCTGGGTGGTGGAAACAGGCACGAAGTTTTTGGCTATCTCGTTGGGACGGTTTACTTTCTGCATCCTTTCATAGGTAGCCGCGGCCTCATCGTGCTTTTGGAGTGCCTCATCCAATTCGGCCTGCTTGGCCAATGCCTGAGACCTGGCTTCATCTGTTTCCAGGCGGAAAAGCGCATCTAATTCACTTGCAATGCGCTGTACCTCCGCCTCGGTTGCATTTACTGCATCGTAGTAAGGTTTTAGATCAATCATGTTAATTCTCCTTCTGCAAAATT